GGGGAGGGGGGGGTCCTTCGAAAGCAACGTGACTCCACCGGGGGACCCAAAGCGGGGACGGTTCGGAACCGCACACCGTGCCCGCCGGTCGGGCGCGCAGGTGTGCGATGCCGCTCAAGCTTGCCGGCTCCGTGACCTACTGGGCGCGGCTAAGCCTCTCGACCGCGCCGTGCTCCAAGTTCCGCGCGGCACTCGAGCGCGCGGGCACACTCGAGCGCGGTCTCGTCTACCAGGCCCTTCAGCGCGCGGCGCAGGGGATCCGTGGTCGCGCCGAGGATGTGCCGGCGGGCGGAGTCTAGCGAGATCTTGACAGAGCCGGCGAGGCCAAGCCATGCATCCTCCCGGGCGGCGCCGCAGGCCGAGCCAGCGTAGAAGGAGGCCAGCGCATCCCGCCACGCGTCCACGTCGAGGACATCGGGGCGCGCGGGCGGGGCTGATCTATCGAGGTTGGTGGTCATGCTCAATCGAGCCAGCGCCATCCCAGAACCGAACGGCCATTATTCATTTTCGATCCTTGAGAGTACGTGAGCCAGCGCACGACAGGCGCGCGACCCGTCTAATGCGCCTTTGAGCGCCGCATCGGCAACTACCTTGAGTTCTTCATCTGCGCCCACGACGGCCCGCGCTCCGTCGCGCGCGGCTGCGGCTGCGGCGACGAACAAGCGCCCGGCAGTAGCGGCGCTCTCGGCGAGGGCTGCGGCGGCTGCGATGTCGGCTCTCACGACGCCCCGCCTTCGCCGAGCACGCCGCGCTCCACCGCTGAGTCCACTCGCTCGGCGATCTCTCTCAGCTCCTCGTCCCCGATGTCCCTATAGCGCAGGTCGAGGATGTCGGCCTGTGTGATGCACCACAGATCTGTGATGACGATGCCGACGGCCCGCGCGTCTGGGCGGAGATCGCGGATCGCTCGGCCGAGGTCCTCTGCCGTCTCGATGCGCCCGATCACGTCGCACCGCCTTCGAGTCCGTCTGCGGTCGTTACGTGTAGCACGTCCGCTTCGTCGCTGGCTGCGTCTCGAGCGTCTTGCGCGAGCTCGGCGGCGTGCTCGGCTCGTGAGTCGCCGGCGGGGTGTGTGTGGCGGTTCATTCTTTGGGCTCCTCGCACGGTGTCCACCCGTCGATCGTAGGGGCGTAGTCTGCGCCTCCGGCGTCGTATCCCGTCATGGCGAGTCGGTCGCTGGAGTCCTCGTCGGCCACGTCCCATGTGATGGTGCGGTCGCTCCTGTCATACGTTTTGCGAAAGTAGCTGCCGTCGTGCCAGCCGTACGAGACCTCGACGATCTGGCCCTGATCCGCGCGCGGGGTGGCGAGCTTCACGAGGCACCGCCTTCTTCTGCCGCGACCGCCGCCAGGACCTCTAGCGCGGTGAGTCGATCGAACGGGTCGCCGAGGTTCGGCGCGGAGTACCATCCGCTCCACCCCTCGGGCATTTTCGCGTAGACGTAGCTGCACCCCTCGCCGCCTACGCGGCGCGCGATCCGGTGCCGCCGCCTCTCGCGCGTTGCGCTAACCTCGCGCGTTGAAGTCGTCCGAGAAACTCCGAAGTGATAGACGCTCACGAGGCACCGCCTTCGGCGCGAGCGGCGTCGGCGCGGATGCGGTCGAGCGCGGTTTGAGCCTCTGCGCGTGTGGGGTAGGTTTCGGTGTGGTTGAGTTCGGGGTCCATGGCTGGTTCAGCCGGGGCGCGGCGGCGACCGAACGGGAATTCCGTTTAGGTATTCTGTGCTTTGCTCGGGCGACCCTCCGACGGTGCGGACGGTTCGACCATCGACCGATAGCGCGCGGCCGGCGCGGTCCGCCTCGGCGGGGGAGTTTGCGGTACAGAGGACCCGGCCGGCGGCGTCGCGGACGTCGTACAGGGCGATGCAGACGGCGTTGATCGTCTCGGAGTAGTAGCGGTTCACGGGCGGGCTTCCTTGTCGAGTATGCGTCTGGCCCAGGCTTTCAGGCGGGGAGAGGTGAGCGGCTCCGCCAGGGCGCGGCGTGCCACGTCGGCGGCGGACACCGTCGGCGGCTGCGGCGGCTTCGGTCCGCCTAGTGCACGCCAGAGCGTTTCCTGGTTCTTCGGGCTTCTGCGGGTTCTCATGCGGAGCCGCTTTCGGTGTGAGCGCGAGCGGCGGCGCGGGCGGCTGCGTAAGCGTCGGCCTCGGCGCGAGCGGCGTCGGCGCGAAGGATGATGTAAGCGGCGTATGCGCGAGCGGCGGCGGCGCGTGCAGCGATGTAGGCATCGGCGGCGCGGGCAGCCTCGGCGTCGGCGCGACTCACGCGGCACCGCCTTCCGCGCGCCACGCGCGCCACGCGCGCTGCACGTGTCGGCGGATCGTCGCCGCTAAGTGCTTCGAATCACTGCACAACGTGCCGCCGCGTCCGTCCGTCGGCTGCACGCTAGTACCGTCAGGCCGTAACTCATAGACGTACCCGCTGCGCGAGTGTGCGAGGTACTCAACCGCGATCGGTAGCGGCAGATCGCGGCCCATCGAGTCGCGTGCGCGTCCGAGCGCTTCGGCCAGATCCTCGGCGAGAATGGTCAGCGTCGCACGACCTGGGTAGCTAGACGTGACTCGGTACGATGCGGGCTTGCGGGTTCTCATGCGGACCCGCTTTCGAGGGCGCGCTGTCGGCGAATCCGGAGGAAGGCTGCGCGGGCTGCGCGGCTGGCTGCGGCGGCGATTTTGCCGGCGTCGTGCCCGTCGACTCCTGGGCACGCTTCGAGTGCGAATAGGGTCGAGTGCCAGACGTCAACCGGCGGGCTGACGTGCTCACCTGAAGCGCGCTGGAATCCGGAGAACAGGCTGTCAGCGTCGCGGCGCATCTCTTCGTTGTGGCATAGCGGCCAGTCGTAGCGTTTACTGTTGCTCACGTGGGCTCGCTTTCGAGGAAGTTGATCGTGCATTGGTTCTCGAGCATGAGTCCTTCGTACTGCGCGCTGCGCGTCCGGGCTGCGGCGGCGAGTTCCGATCTCTTGTGAAGCTCTTGGTAGCGGGCTTCTTCAAGCGCGCACGTGCGCCATTCGGCGAGCTGTGCGTTTCGTTCCGTGAGCTGGTGCGAGAGACTTGCGAGCACGTCGGCCGGTGTGGTGTCCATGCTGCGATCAGCCAGAGCGCCGGGCGAACCGAACGCGAAAAGAGAAAAGAGGCGGGCCACGAACTAGCGGCATCGACCGCGTCTAGGTTCGAGGTCGCGCAGGATCTCGGCTGCGATGCGCGCCGAGAGGGGGAGAGTGACAGCCAGCACGTCGTCTGCGTTGGCGGCGTCAGCGGCGGCGACAACCGCGGTCGCGACGGTCTCCCTCGCGCGGGCCACGGCCGCCTGCGCGTCGCAGACGCCGCTGGCGACGGCGAAAACGCTTACGTCGGCGGCAGCCACGCCATCGACGTAGGCCGCCGCGACTTTGTAGGCGGCGCAGGCCGCCCGAGACTCGGCATTTGGGAAGCGGCGGGATGCGGCGGCGGCGACTGCGGCATCCGCAACGACGACCGCGTCTCGCGCGCCGACAAGAGTCTCAGCACTCTCGCACGCTGCGATCAGCGCCCCGTCGATCTTGGCGTGCCGGAGCCAGAGCGGCAGCACCTCGCGGATCGTACGCAGCGCAAGCCGTTGAGCGAACTCGCGCGAGTCGATCGTCCCCTTACTGCCGACTTGCGCGACCATGAAGTCACGCATCCCTTTCGCACGCGCCGCCGTACTCGACCAGCGCGTGTCGTTGAGCCTGCGTCCGAACGCGGACACGGCATCATCGACACACTCGGGGTGGTTGGTGATGGGCAGGCCGAGCGCCGCGCAGACGGCCTCCTGGGCGCAGAACGTGGATGTCCTGTCGCCACGGCCAGAAACGAGGCCGTTGGCGAGGATCTTGTCGAGGATTTCGAGGTTCATGTTCCGATCAGCCGGAGCGCGCTGCGGAGCGAACGCGAAAAGAGGCGGGCCGGCCCCGCGCTTCCCGTCGCGTGGCCGGCCCTATCGTCTCGAGCACGACCGTAGCGCTCGAGCCGGGTACTAGCAGAGCATGAGTGCGAGCACGCAGAGCGCGCAGAGCAAGCCGAAGCCGCAGCCGCAGCCGATGGCATCTGGTTCGAGGTCTTGGTGCACGTTCACGATCGGCCCTTGATCTCGGCGCGTGTGCGCTCGATTGCCTCGGCGGCCGTGGGCGGCGTGTGGCCGAACGGTAGCTCGGGCGTGTCGTGCTCGGCGAGGATGCGGCGGACCTCGAGGCGGAACGCGTGGGGGTCCACGTTTTCGAGCGCGAGTCGGATGCGGCGAACGATGGATGCGTCGGTCATTTGCGGGCCTTCCACCAGGGCTCGAACGCGAAAGGGACCTCGATCCACGGCGCGCCGGCGTCGGTTTGGTGCCTTGTCGATTGCGGTCTGATTCCGAGTCGTGCGTAGTGCTCGGTCACTAGGCGGTCCGATTCGGGCGTCCAGCGCACCCAAAGATCGCTTTCGTGGTTCTCCATCTCGGCTCCGATAGCCAGTAGCTCGGCGTGCAGCGTCGGCGTGTTCACGCTGCAACCCCCGCGAACCCCGAAACGCCCCCGTTGTAGTGAGTATCCATGCCGCGTTTAGCCGGGACGATCATGGGGCCGAACGGAGTTTTCCTGAATCGCGCGCTGATGCACCGCGTGCGCTAACGCTCGCCCGGTTTCGTGTGCGCCCTTGAGGGCTGTGCGGGTTCGCTCGTCCTTGAGGCTGTCGATTGCCAGGCCGTGAGCGCCCTTGAGGTAGCCGGCCGCGGCGGCGATTGAGACGAGCGCGGCGTCGATCGAGGCGAGCGCGGCGATTGGTTCTTGCTCGTCGAGCGCGCGCTGGACAAACGCGCGCGCGAGTTGCTGGGCGGCGTGCACGCCATCGGCCACGGCCTGATCGTCGGTGGGGCGCATCACGGCCTCACGCTGGGCCGGCGCGCGTCCTGTTCGCGCATCTCGTCGAGCCACGATCCGAAGACGGATCGCATGGGTTCGCCGTGCAGCCCGAGGATGGCTTCCTCGACCGAGTAGTCGGGGCGGCGCCCTCGGTCTAGAGCCCGCTCCCGCGTCCGCATGGCCGACGTGGAGAGGTGGAGCAATCCGCGGATTTCGCCCGCGGTGGTCGTGACTGTGGCTGAGAGGTCGATTGGTTTTCGGTTCATGGTTCCATCGAGCCGTGGCGGGTTCGCATCCGAACGAGCCGGCCGGCCTCGCTCTCCAGGATCTTCTGAGCCTGCGCGCGTGCGTGCGGCAGCACGTAGACGGCCTGCTCGGCTCCTGGCGTCGAGGCGCGCTCGACATCGACCCAGCCGCGGCGCTCCCAGCCTTGCACGACGGGCCAGGGGAGCCGCGCGCGCGCTCCGGTAGCCCAGAGCACCTCGGCTCGGCCTCGGCTCACGCGACGCAGCACGCCGCGTCCTGTGCGGGCTGGTGAGAGCTCGAGCAGGGCCTCGGCGCAGCGAGCCTCTTGGGGCTGGCGGCGTGGGCCTGTGCCCGTGACGATGCCCGGTGGTCCAGGGTCGCCGGTGGCGCTGCGGCGGCTCCGCATGTAGTGGGCCGCGCAGAGCCCGATCCGCCACGCTGGCGACGGCCCCCCGTCCTCGGCGGTCTGGCATCCGAGCCGGTGCGCGCAGTCGCTCACGCAGTCTCCTTCGGCGTCAGGGCGCGTGCGTCGGCGGTCGCGTATGCGTCGGCTTCGAGTCGGTCGGTGGGGGTCATGACGTTCCCTCAACCAGCACGCCGAGCACGAAGCCAATCGTGATCAACGCAGCCGTCACGAGCCACCACGGAGCGCGGTCGAATGGAATCCAAGGCTTGCCGGTGTTCACGACAACACCTCGTCGTTCACCGCGTCAGCGAGCGCCGCTTGGAACTCGGCGTCCGCGCCGCAACGCAACGCGCGCAGATCGCCGCGGAGCTGCGTGATCTGCTCATTCGCCGCGAGCAGCTCGGCACGCAGCGCGTCGAGCTGGGTGAGGGCTACGAGGTATCCGTGTGCGAAATGCATCTCCGCTCGGTATCCGCCAAACTCTAAGTAGAGACGATTGAACAGGGCATATCCGCCCGTGCCGATCTTCTCACGAGCTACTGCAACCGCCTCACGCTCGGGGTCTGTAAGTTCGTTCATCGTGAGCCACTCCTGCTTGGGGCCTTGGGTTTACACTTTGCGTGCCGATCTTCGAACTCAGTCGCCGCAGCGCAGAAGTCATCGACGGGGCTCGGTAACGCGAATGGCAGTTCGAGTCCACATCGGTCGCACACAAAGGCTTGCTTGGCCGCGTCTATCAAGATCCACGGTTCAGGCTCCGCGCTCACGTCGCACCGCCTGTCTTGCGCGCAGCGGCGGCCGCGTAGGCGGCGTCGGCGGTCGCGTATGCGTCGGCGCGAGCGTCGGCAATCAGGTCGTCTAGTGCGCTCATAGATCATCCTCTGGTTGGCTCAGTAACACAGCGGCTATTGCCGCTAGAATTAGGATTGCGATCAGTCCGGCGATGATGGTCACGTCGGCCCCTTCTCGCGTGCAAGCTCGGCGCGCAGCTCTCCGTTTTTGCGCCACACTTCGTCGTGCCGCTTCTCCAGCACAAGATTCGCGGCACGAGCGCCGGCGAGCGCCGCTGAGTTGCCTAGTACCGCGCGGCACAGCTCGGCGTAATGCGTGAGAGCGTGAGCACAAAGGGTCAGTCTATCAGTGTCGAGGTGATAGAACTGATCTGCACGCTCTCGATTCCGGCTTGCGAGAGCGACGTTTGACCTATGGTTATCTTGCCCCCAGTCAGTCGGGCACAAATCGCCAGCATTCAGCTCGAACGGCTCTGTCTTCGCTTTTGACGAAAGCCAGAGCCCCTTGTGGGCGATGTCGGTGACGCTCACTTCGCACATCCTGTCGGGCCGCGGTCGAGAATGGCGCGAACGTCGTGCTTTGCCGCGAAGTCGTTGTGCGCTCGATAGACCTGTGCGATCGAGTCGAGAACCTTCTGCAATCGACCGTTCTCGGCGCGACGGCCCGCCTCGCTGATCGCCAGGAACACGTGCTGTGCATCGGCCAGGACGGCGCGGAGCTGCGCGATCTGCTCTTCCGCCGCGAGCAGGTCGACTTCCAGATCTGCGATTCGATCAGCGCGAGGCGAGATCATGACCTGGGGGCTCAAGCAGTCGTTTCTGTAGTCGAGCAACGCGTCGGCCGCAGGACTGCGCGAGTCGATGACCTGGCGACAGACAAGGACGGCAACCTCGTCGGCCAGCGCGTCTGCGCAGCGGCGCAGAATCGGCCTGAGCGTCTTTGCCCGCTCATTCGCCGCGAGCAGCTCGGCACGCAGCGCGTCGAGCTGGGTGAGGGCTACGAGGTATCCGTGTGCGAAATGCATCTCCGCTCGGTATCCGCCAAACTCTAAGTAGAGACGATTGAACAGGGCATATCCGCCCGTGCCGATCTTCTCACGAGCTACTGCAACCGCCTCACGCTCGGGGTCTGTAAGTTCGTTCATCGTGAGCCACTCCTGCTTGGGGCCTTGGGTTTACACTTTGCGTGCCGATCTTCGAAGCCTCCGCGAGCAGTCCGCGCAGCGCGACGAGTTCCTCGCGGGCGGCGCTCTCGCGGGCTACGCGGCTCCGTCGCCCATCCAGATGCCGCAGCTTCTCACCGTGAAGCCGGGAGTGCTCATTGTCGATCAGGTCGTCTAGTGCGCTCACTTCGCACCTCCTGCGCGCCACGAGGCGACGTGCTTGCGCGCGCGCGCGAGGTAGTTCTTCCAGCCGTTGTCCTTAGCGTCATCGCGCGCGGTGTCGCGCGGCCAGCCCTCGACGCAGCCGTCGTGACTTTGGTCCTGCGCTTCGCGCGCGTGCGCGAAGCAGGTGCGGCACAGCTTCGACGCTCCGATCTTGCCATCGACGGCGACAGCAGTGCGCTTGTAGAGCTTGCCCGGTGCGATGGGCGCGGCGCAGTCGTCGCACTTGTGCGCCTTGCGCGCCTGCACGATCGCGGCGGAGAGTATCTGTCCGTGGCACATCAGATGCTCTCCTTCGTCGTACCGCCTGCGTGGCGAGAGTTCCACTCGCGGATCAGTTCGCACGGGTCACGGTACGCCGGAGACTTCGCCCACGCGCACGCTGTTACCATCCAATGATTCAGCTCGTGCGGACCAGGATTGATCATCACCCCGCCGCTAAGGCCAACAAGCATGGCGTCGATCGCGTGATGCTTGCCGCACCATCGGCACGGAGCCAGCGGATGTTCCACGATCTCGATTCCGCGCTGAACGGGATCGGCAAGCCACTCGGTGCCCGGAGGAACACGAACCGTGCGGCCGTCCCAATGGTCGAACTCCGGCGACAGCACCTCTTTGTACCCGGCACCTCGCGTCCTCATCTCCGCGCTGACCTCGACGACCACGCCTTTGATCGCTTGGTGCGGCACGCGCCATCGGTAGACGCCAGCCGTCTCGGGGCGGCGCACGGCGTACTTGATCCACTCCGCGCTCACGTCGCACCGCCTGCGCCGAGAGCGCGGTCGATGCGGCCAAGGCCGGTGATCGCGTCTTGCCGGATCTGCTCAAGTTCCTCGACCTGATCGCGCAGCTCGAAAATCTCGACTAGCCGGAGTTCCCGCTGCTCGATGCCCAGTTGATCGAGCTCGAACCTCATCGCCTTGTCCCGCAACGCTTCGAGCTCGGCTTGAGCGGCGTCGCGTTGCGGCATCGCGGAGCAGGCGTCGATCAGGTCGTCTAGTGCGCTCACTTCGCACCGCCTGCGCCGAGAGCGCGGTCGATGCGGCCAAGGCAGGCGTTCAGGTCTCGTCGGATCTGCTCAAGCTCCTGCTGGGCACATGAGGCGGCTGCGCGAGCTGCCCACGTTAGGGTGTCGCCACGCGACTCGATCAGGGCCTTCTCCAGCTCCGCGATGCGCGCGAGCCTCTCATGACCACTGATGACAGCCCTATCTATCTGGCGAAAGACAGCCTCAGACAGCGCGATGTTCGCGGCCTCAAGCTCCGCGACGAGCGCACGCAGCGCACCCTCGTCCGTCGGGCTCGCGGGCTGCGCCTCGTCGCCGGGGTCGGCGTTGTCAGGGAGTGCAGGAGCATTGGAAGGGGCGCAAACCGGAGCGCACGCCCCTTCACCGTTCAGAAAGTCGTGGGCTTGGCGACGGACCTCACGAGGCTCATCACGCCCTGCTGGAGCTGCGTTGCTCCGATCGCCAGCCACCGTTCGTCCACTCCCGGAGTCGCTTTCAGCTTCTCCACGAGCGCCCCCAGGCGTTCGCCCTGGGCTTTGATTTCGTTCATCGCGTCGATCTCCTCTTGAGAGAGATCCCGATACCCTTTGATCTTCTGATGCTGATTGTCCATGTGAATCCTCAAGCCCCTGGGTTTGAACCGGCGGGGCCGTGCCGGTGTTCTCGACCTCGAATCCCTGCGCGCCGATCGCACGAATCGCCGCACGGGCGAGGTCGCGCGAGTCCACGCGGTAGTTGGGCGGCGTGCGTTGGCGGACGCTCTCGATCGCCTCCGCTACCGTCATTATGTCCACGGGGCGGGTAACTTCGGGGACCGTCCTGCTGATCGCCTCCGCGCACGCCGCTTTGAGATCGTGATGTGACGACCCATCGTGCGTCCAGGCGTCGACCTTTCTGCCAACCTCACGCACTAGATCGTCCACGTCCAGCGTGTGAATGATCGGCGCGGCGGCGCGCAGCCGCTCGACCTCCGTTTCAAGTTCGCCTGCGCGTCTGTCACGGCTGTCGCATCTCCGCTTGATGCAGGATGCGACCGCACGATCGCGCCACCCTTGCAGCTCGTCGCTCACGGCGCGCAGCCGTTCGACCTCCGCTTCCGCCCGCACAACACGAGCGATCAGAGGGGCCTTCTCGGCCTGCCAGTCGTGGAAGTTCTTGAACTCGCTCATCGTGTTGCTCCTTTTCGAATCGACGCGGTTCTCACGCGACGCTCCATTCCCGCCGGCCGCTGCCCCTGCTATAGCTGAGGTACACCCGACCGGCGCGGACGTAGACCTCGCCCCACGCCCATACGAGATGCACCTTGAATCCAGGTCTTTCCAGGGTGTAGCTGCGCGCGATGTCCAGCGCCGTCGCGATCGTCGCGCGGGTGCGGCGCTCGGGCTCGCCCCTCGTGTGCTGGCACGAGACGTGCATCACGGCGGCGCGCTCGCCGTACTGGATCGGCCCCCGGATCACGCCGACACCGCCTTGCGCTCTTGTGCCTCAGCGAAGTCGAGCAGCTCGTCGCGCACGGCCTGGAAGTGCTGCGCGAGTTCGCGGGCGCGAGACGCGTCGCGAACCTGGAACGAAACCGTGGTGTCGCCGCACCCGGAGTAAATGGCCAGCCACTCGGCACTCTGGGCCGGGCACGTAACCGCCACACGTACTTGTGCGTACGAGTGGCCGCGATCGACGGGGCGCGTGGCCTCCACGCTGATTCCCTTGAGGACGCTCACGCGAGCACCTCGACATGGTCTTGCTCGCTGTTTCTGGTGGTGTCCATGTTGTCCTCAGCCGGGTTGTTCGGTGGGCCGAACGCCGAATCGGAATATTCGGCGCTCGGCGTGCGTGTCAGGCTTCGAGTCTCTCGAGCAGCTCGTCCACGTGAACGGCCAGGGTGCCGATCTCGGCCTCGATGCTCGTGCCCTCCGCTTCCTTCAGCGCGTCGTACAGCGCGACCGCGGCCCGGTTGAGGCTCTTCAGCCCCTTCGTGTTGGCGAGCTTCGCCTTCCGCCCCGCCTTCGCGGCGCGTTCGGCGTAGTCGGCCGCGATCGCCTCGTGCGAGCGTCGCGGTGCCTTCGTTCCCGTCTCGGTCTTGTCGGTCTCGGTCATGTTGCTTTGGCCTCCTTTGGGGCCGGGTGAGTTTCGATCGACGCAGCCAGAGCCGCGTTGCGACCGAACGGTGTTCTTTCGGAATCTCGGTCAGCCAGCGTCAGGGCTCATTGCAGCTCCGGCTTGCGCTGGCCGGCAATCCGCGCCACGTCCTCGACGTGCTGCCGGGTGTCGTGAATCCAGTCGGATTCGCGTTGGGATTCGACGATGGAGCGGTAGAACCGATCGAACTGGGCGCGGATGGTGCCCTTGTTTTCGCCTTCCCAGTCGCCCTTCCAGTCCACCGACTCGGCCGCGCGACGAGCGGCTTCGGAGGTCCAGGTGTACGGGGCCTGCTTCTCGGGGCGCGACTCGTAGCGATTGCGGGAGTGGGTCTCCCGGTTGCGGACGAGTTCGGTCCAGGCGTCCGCGACCACCGCCACGGCAAGGCCCTCAGGACGCGCCAGGATCGAGGCGCGCTTGTGGATGGCCGCGAGGGTGGGCGGGTACTCGCTCTCAAGGCAGAGCGCCCTGCACGCTTCGGAGACGGCAGCATCCGGCAGGGGCGAGAGTTCAGCGGCCCAGGTTTGAACTGTGACGGGCGGACAGTCGAAGCCGGGGTAGGACGCCAGGACATGTCTGAGGGCGTTGAGGTGTTTCATGCGGTCGTCTAGCGGATCTCGAGTTGTGGTTCTGGGTTTGCGATCACCGTTGCGGTCGTTTCACGGACCTCGGGTTGGGGGTCTGGGTGCAAATACATTGCGCGAGCGGAGGGTTGACCCCGATTCGTGCCGCTCTGGATCAGCCCAGGGGCCATTGCAGCGCGTCCTGGCTGCGGGTTGATGCTTTGCCATCCCGAGGCCCCGGAGTGCGCTACGGCATCCTGGAAGGGCTGGAGGCCCCGCGGGATCCACTCGCGCAGGATGTTCCTCCAGCCGGTGGGTCCGAGGGGCTTGTGCTTGTTCTCGCGCCTCGCCGTCGCCCAGGCGTCGCAGGCCGCAGCCCACTCCTCGCGGATGTCGGGATAGTCCGCCTCCAGGATCGAGACCCAAGGCGGCGGAGCCGCAGCGCGCGGAGCGCGCTTCTGGGTCTTGTCCGTCTTGTCCGTCTTGTCCTGTCCTGTCCTGTCCTGTCCTGTCCTGTCACCTGACGTCACGTGACTGTCACGTTGCGTCACGTGCTCGTCACGAACGGCCTCCAGGGTGGCAGGAACGGCCTTTTGCCTCTTCCGGTACTCGCGCTGGCGTGCAGCATGACCGTCGAGCATTGTGAGGGTATCCTCACGAGCGCGCTCGACCCACGGCACGCGCAGCTTGCCGTCCGCGTCCACATCGAGCAGCGGGCGCACCTGACGCCACGCCGCGTCGAACTCCGTCCCGTCGATGCGTCCACGCAACGCGCGCCGGATCATCTGCGGGTCGTCCGGGATCCCGCCATCGTCCCAGGACCTCAAGCTCATCCACATCCACAGCCCGTAGGCGACGAGATCCATGGAATCGGTCTCGATCGTCGAGATCTCGCGCGGCTCAAGCCGCATCCAGGTAGCCATGCTTCCTCAGGGGGTCCCCCGGCGCTACAATGGATCGCGTCGGGGAGGCCGGGGAGCCAAACCGATCACGCGGAGGGACGATTCCATTCGTCGCCTCCGCGGTCTTTTCTACATCGGGCCGCGCGATGGAACAAGCGCGCAGCGGTATGTACAAACCATCACTCAGCGCCGATCACCACGGCGCCTCGTCGGGCGGCGGAGGCGGCGTGTACCCGTCCGGCTGCTGGTCTTCGTGCCAGTACCCGCACCAGGGATTCGTTGCGGCGATATCCACCTCCGCGCGAACGACCGTGCGGACCGATCCGTCCTTGGCGAGGTAGGACCCCGGCTTGTGCATGACAGCCAGGTAGACGACGCGACCAATGAAGTCGAGTTCATGCACGTCCACGGGCTCGTTGCCCTTGAGGACGCCGAGGGCAAACAGCTTTTCCTTCGAGAATGACCAACCGGCGCCCTGCAGCATGATGTTGTCGCGGCACAGCTGCTCGCCCGTGGCGGTGTCCTTGAACACGAGCGAGAACATCGGGCCGCTCTTGGACAGGCCTTCTTTCGCCGACATCACCTCGGCGCGGTACAGGCCGGGAGGCGGAAGCTTCGTGTCTACGGGCTTGTTGGGGTCGATGCGTACCATTCAGATCTCTCCAGTCGTGGTGATCGTCGCCGCGAAATCCGCGGCGAGCGACGTTGCGGGTTCCGCGCCGCGCGCGATCAGGCGCGCACGAGCGGCGAGAAGGTCGGCCACGAACGAGCCGAGCGCCGTGTCGAGGGCCGCGATGTAGCCCTCGTCGCGCTCGACGCGCACGAGCGCAGCCGGGATCTCGGGGTGGTAGGACATGAGATCCCACCAGCGGCGCCCCGTAACATACAGGTTGCCCTGCACCTGGGCGAAGTAGTCGTCCTGCATGTCGAGCAGATTGGCGACGTGCTGCGGAGCTCCAGGGCACTTCAGCTCGAGCCCGCCGTCCGCGCCCACCAACCGATCCGGGCTGCACCCGACCATGCGGTCGTCGCGCAGGCACACGCCGGCCTTCTCCGTCGTGACGCTGCGCTGGAGTTCGTAGTAGGAGACCGCCCACGGCTCCAAGTCGTTGCCGCGAGCGATAAACGACTTCGCTTCTGGGCCTGCGGGTATCCCGATCAGCCACTCCGCGAGCAGCTCGTGCATGTACGTCGTCGCGCCCGCGCCCAGCTTGCGCGTCTTCGGCGTGAGCAGCCGGTGAAACTGGCTCGCGGTCGGAATGCCAAGCCGCGCGACGTGCCACTCGGCCGAATCCTGCTCAACGTCGAGCCGAATCACTTGGCACCGCCTTTCGACTTCGCCACGAGGGCCGTATGCCCCTTCTTGAAGTCGCTCATCGAAATGTCAGCGATCGTCTCCACGCCCATGTGTTTCAGGAAGCGCCCACGGTCTTCGGCAGAGAGCGTCTTCGCGAGGTCTTCCAGGTCGAACACCTGCTGGCTGGTGATCGGCCTGGGCGCGCCCGCGTCCGTGTCGGGGTCCGTCGTCGTGAGGCCGAGGACCTGGATCAACGCTTGGCGCCGCGCGTAGGTCAACGCCGCTGCGTTCTTTTGCGGCCCGCTCATCGACGCTGCGGTGTCGGTGGGCGCGCTGAACTTCGCCGTCTGTGAATGACCGGAGACGTGACGCAGCGTGCATGTGCAGAGCACTTTGCCGTCCACGAGGTCGCTGTCCCACGTGTACGACAGCCCGTGCTTGGTGAGCAGCGGGCGCGTGATCTTCGCGATCTGGTCGAGCTCGGCGTACTTGTAGCCGTACTCGACACCGGCCCTCGCGGATGTGATCTTTGCCACGCTCGTTTTCGGGATCGACGGGCACTCCGACTGGAACGCCGCAAGGGCGTAGTTGAACTCGGTGGCGGCGCTCGATGCGTTCATGCGCTCGACGAGCGCGGTGAGGCGCTCGATGGTGTCTACATCGACCTTCGACTCGACGGCGAGCCGAAGAATCTGGACGATCTCGCTGGACTGGGAGGCTCGCGGCTCGGAAGCGACGAGGGCTCCACTACTGACGGGGATGTTGCTCATGCCCAGAACAGCGGGGATCGGCCTGCTCTCCGAACGATCAAACTGCGATTTCATCTTCGACCGCGACCAGCGGCGGTTCACCGCGCCAGACCAGCCGGATCCGCCGCAATCGGACCTCCGCGCGCTTGGTGCGCGAGCCGTCGGCGTTTCGCGCCTTCGAGCGGCCGGTGGTCCAACCCCAGACTTCGATGCGCCCTCCTGCGGCGAGCCACGCGCGCGCGACACCTTTCTCGGCGTCGAGCGCCAGGATCTTCGCCACGCGCTCGGAGACGCCCTTGGTAGTCGCTTGGACGGCTAGGAAGCCCGGCGGCTCGCCGGCGCCGCGCGCATCGGCCGAACCCATGACGCCGAGCACGTCGATGAATCCGAACATGTCCTGCCGGATCCCGACGTGCGGATTCCAATGCTCCGTCACCGCTGCGGCGTAGCCCATCCCGCGGAGCTTCGCGAGCGTGCGTTGCGTCGGGGAGTTCTTCACAGGACCCGGCGCTTCTCCAGCTCCGCGATCGCCCACGCATTCTTGCCCTTCTCGGGGCTCGCCTGCAGCGCAGCAAGCACGTAGTCGAGCGTCAGGAACGGGCCGATCCAGTTGCCGCTATCGCCGACGACCTTGTGCCCCAGCGCCGCCAGGATCCCGGCGCGCCGATCGAGGCGCAGCAGCACGCCGATTGCCGGCCACGCCTGGTCTTCGGCTGGCCCGTGCCATCCGCCACCCTCGGCGTTGCCGGTGTCGGTGTTGATCCACTTGAGGCGACGCTTGGCCAGCAAGATGGTGCGCGCGAGCTTCAGCGTCTCGCGCTTCATGCCCGCCGCTTCGAGCGCAACGATCTGCGCGCACGCTTCGAGGTGTTGCGTCAGCCCGATCCCCGCGCCAACAGGCACGCCGCTCGCGGGAGCCGGGCCGTACGGGTACGGCGAGGCGCTCATCCCCTCGACGAAGCGTTGCAGGATTCCGGTCTCCACGTGCGCGACATGCCGTGCGACCTTGCGCAGCCTTGACGCGAAGCCGAGTCCCAACAGGTCGCGCGCCTTTGCGACCAGCCGGTTGTCCATTCGCTCGACGACGGCCGCGAGGTACAGGACCCACGCGAACTCACGGCCGATGTTGGAGTTCCCCAGGCCTCCCGTCATCGACCAGATCGCGTCCGTGCGGCTCTTGTCCCATGCCAGCTCGGCGTCGCGCAGGAGCGCGCGCAGGTCGGCCTGCACGAACTTGTCGTGCGGAATCCGAAGCCCAAAGCGGAACGCGCGGATGAAGTGCTGGAGGTCGTACGCCTGGAACGCGAGCACTCGCGCGCGCAGATCGAGACCATAGGCCGGGATCGGCGTCGCGTCGGCCGCGTTGCGTCGATCGTCGTACTTGTCCGCCGTCATCCACACGCAGTAGTCGGGCGGCTGCGTGACTTTGTTGTAGGGCCAGCCTCTCGTGCCTCGGTAGTAACCAGCGACGGCGATCGTGCCGATCGCGCGCAGCTTTCCAGTCGCCATGTCGTACAGCCCGACCGGGCATCGCTGCATCACGCTGTCATGGTCGTGGACCGTGCCCGGTGCGCCGCAGGCGTCGATGCCCTGCCCGCCTCCGCCCGAGTAGTCGCTCGGATCACCGTAGGGGCGCAGAAGCCCGAGAGTCGGCTGCGGCGAGTCGTGCCGAATCGTGAGGATCGCGCGCGGTGGCAGGTAGCCAGCGTGCGTGCCCCAGCCTTCCATGGTGATCGTGTACCAGCCGCCGCGCTTGGTGCGGAACTGCACGCCCACGCGCGTGATGACCTCGACGCCGATGTCGTCGGTGATCTTGTGCCAGCCGCCACGGCCGGGGGTGATGATGTGCGCCGCGCTGCCGTACGGAATAATCGAAAAGGGGAGCATGTGCACCAGCCTAGCAAAGTGCGAGGCTACCACTCCTGACCCGATTGAAGTACGCGGCGCCATCATCGCGCCACCAACCCCCACAGCGCCAGGAGGCGCACTCTCATGTCGAAGTTCTTGTCGTGGTTCCTCTCGGTCGCCATCGCGTTCCTTCTGTTTCTGCTCACCAGTGCGGGCGCGCACGCGCAGTCCCTCCCGGTCGTGGACACCGGATGGGTGGCCTGCAACGCCGAGACGGCGAGCGATCTCACCTATCCGGCGCTGATCGCGGTGCCCCCGGATCCGTGCCGCGAGCTCGTGGTCCACACGGTCTCGCTTCAGTACCGCTATACAGGCGAGGTCCGCGTGCACCAAAACTCGCCCGCACCGTGCTACGCGAACGGTGGAGGCGGGACGGTCATCTACTGGACGGGTGCGCACCCGAATACGACCTACGACTACGAGACAGGGATCTGGTCCGGTGACTATGCCGGTCTCGTATACAGCGTTCAGGCTGGTGGAGGGACATGGTCCGCGTCGTGCGTGCAGCCGGGACAGAGCGCGCTGATCGACGACGTGACTTCATTTTCTAACGTCGGCGCACAGTACGCGTTATGCGTGTCAAATCAGTTTCCGATTATCGGCCAGCGTCGAGGACTGCCGATCGCGCGACTCTGGTTCACGCCTCAATACCGCGAGAACGGCACGAACTGGTCCTGGGGCTGGCAGTGGCCCGTGCCTCCCGGCTCATGGGGCTCGCACAGCCCTATGCAATACGTCGAGAATCCCGTTCAGGCGCGAGCGATCCTCGCGTACGAGTGGCGCTGATCCGGGCAGGTGCGCGCCGCTGATTCATGGCCCCCACTCACAAAAGGACTTCGCGGGATCTCCCCGCGCAACACGGCGGCGCGCGGCCCCTACTCTCCGTAACGCAGGCCGCTGATTCCAGTAGCTGTCGTGGACGTCGCGTTGATTCGCTTGAACAGGTAGCCCGTGACGGGGACGTTCAGGGTCAAGGCCAGCGTGATCGTCGTGTCGTCTGGGAACACGAGAACGACGTTGCCTGCACCCGTAGCCACCACGCCGTGGCACGGCGCCGCGATGTTTACGGAGTCGCTCGGCGTGATCGAGACCCTGGAAGCAACGATGTTTGTTCGCATGAGGAGTCCTAGTTGGGAGGCAGTCCGTTGAAGAAGGCGTTGAACGCCGCTTGCAGCATGACGCGGGCGGGCGTTGGAACGCCGACCATTTCAAACTCGACATTCGCCTCGCGCGGATCGTTCACGATGTTGTAGAGGCTCGGCACGCTGAAGCGGTTGGTGTTCGTCGGAAAGAGCAGCTTGTCCGTGCCGTCCGTGATGCAGCGAAGACCAGGGCTCATGCCTCTGTTGTAGCCGTTCGGGGCGAAGATCCCCGTGATCGCGTACTGCCGCTGGGTCGTCGCGAGCGAGGCCGCGAGGTTGGGCGCGACCGACTTGGACCGCTCGATCGCGCTGATGCCAGACTGCGGAGCGCGGCGGCCGACGATCTCCTGCCACGGCACGCCGAACACGTCGAGAACGGTCGCGAACCAATCGAGCGACTGCACGAGCCCGGTCACCGATCGCCCCGGCGCGGCCACGATCCCCGCGTTTGGCGAGTAGGCATACGCTGGCGTTCGGATCCCTGGGTCGAAGTTGCTGCGCTTGGCGTGACTCCCGTTGTAGGCGCCGCCGCCGAGCCCGGCGGGATATATCTCGTTCGAGAGGACCCGTGTGTCGGAGCCGTTGTCGCTCGAGCACAGAATCAGCGTCTCCTGCTGGAGCCTCGATGGCATCGAGTTCCAGATCTGCTGCATGTAGAAGTCGGATGCTTCGGTCATCGCCTTGTAGTAGGGGATGATTCCCGCGCCGGCCTGCGGCGAAGCGAGGGCGAGCGGGCAGTTCCACGTCACGGCGTTGTACGATCCGCTAGGCGGCCGGTGAAACGGGTCGTGCGGCAAGTGGAACGGAAGATAGAGATACCCGCTCTGTCCGCTGCGCCCCGCGAATCTCCGCAACCACGTGATCGCCGCTTGGCACATGATGTCGGGGTGATACCGGCCACGCGGAAGCACCGTGTCGCCCTGAGAGACGAGCGCCGCGGTCGAGTAGTCGATGTTCCGCTCGGTGCCGAAGAAGTAGTCGAACCCCGCGCGGTTCGGCGACAGGAGACCTCCGACTGCCATATTTCCGAGGTGCCACTTGCCGATGCACGCGAGGTCGATGCGGCTGCCGAAGTACATCCGCAGGATCTCTGGGATGAGCGCCTCGGAGAGGAGCAGCGGCTGCTCTGCGTCGCCCTCCACGAGGTTCCCGATGCCGTGGTCCTCCGTGTGGCGCCCAGTCATCATGCACGCGCGGTAGGGCGAGCAGAATCCCTCGGCAAAGTGCTTCTCGAAACGCACCCCCGAGTCGTACATCGTGTCGAAGAACGGCATGGACGGCGCTCCCGGCAAAGCCGCGTTGCGCCCCCACTTCGAGTGCTGCTCGGAGCCGAAGTCGTCGAGAACGAGGTGGATGACTAGGCGCGGGACGGTCACGGGAACGGGGGCATGTCCATCGCGGGGTTCTTGCGTGCGACTCTCTCGATCCACACCTCCACCTGCTGCCGCGTCACGATATTCGCGGTGCGGGTCGTGATGTCATAGCGCAGCTCCGCGATCTCGCGCGAGGTCTCGGAGATCGACCGCTGGAGGTCGGATGTCGCGACCAACATGGCTGCCGCGTTCGACTCCGCTCTCATGCGGATCTCGTCTCGCAGGCTTTGGTAGCTGCTGAATCCGCCCGCCACCACGACGAGGAGACCGATGACCGTGGTGGCTCTCAACAGGTTTCCTTCGCCGAGCACGGTTCGTCGCTCCGACACCGGGCGCGGCTCGAAAGCCTCTCCGTTGTCGCTACTCACGACAGGCCCTCTTTCTTCGGGTTCTGCACAACGTCGGCGTAGTAGCCCCGCGCTTCCGCCTCGCGGACGCTGGTGGCTTCGTTGAGCTGGCGTCGCCGCTTGTCGCGCATGTGGTTCGTCGCTCCGACGGATGCGGGCACTCCGACCCCGATGGTTGTGGCGACCACGCCTAAGATCATCTCCCACGGGAATCCGTCCTCGGATGGCGTCGGTGCGCGTACCTCGACGCCGCGTGCGCGCCCACGCGCGTATGAGGTTATTCCAGGCACGATCGGCTCCAGAGGCTCCACGATCGCCACCGCGGTCTCGACACGCGCTTCGTCCAGCGCCTCTACGCGGTCCTCGACGTAGCTCTCGGTGGCGATGCCGAGCACCGAGCACGCGGAGAACGCGAACACGACGAGCGCGGCCACGATCAGCCACAGGAGGAGTCGGAAGATCCAGGAGATAACGAGACTTGCCGGGGGGGCACTTGTGGTCATCCGTCTTCTTCTTCTTCGTCGGGGATTTCGTTGAGGACTTCGCGCCTCGCGCGGCTCCGCGCACGCGACAGCGCCTTCTTGATCCGGTCGATCTGCGCGCGTGTGGGGTTCTTCGGGTCGAGCGTGGACTCGTCCAACATGCCCGCCGCGAGTTCGCCGGCGCGCCGCTGGAACGCGCTGCTCTGCTTCGGGCTCATGTACTTCGTGACGCCACGCACGGTGTACCAGTATTGAGCCTTCGACGGGACCCACGGGCTCTCGCCATCGGGCAGGTCGTCGTTCCACGCGGCGATCGTCTGATCTGCCGCGTGCCACGCGATCCGGCGGTTCGGGGGCGAAGGCGAGAGCCACCGCTCCATGACATTGCCGCCCTTCTCCATCGGACGGCCCCAGTTGTCGTACTGCTGCTCGGACTCCAGGGTGCCCGTGTATGCGCGCGCGCGGTCGGTCCAACCGAGTTCCTTGCCGCCCTTGGCGCGCAGCGGGTCGATCGTAACCTCGTCCTTCTTCGCGGCGAGGCCCGAGCGCACGAGGTTCGGGATGAACGAGCGCGCGAAGTCGTCGCCCACCTGGGCGATCTTGTCGCTCGTGGGGGCCTCGCTCTGCACGGCATCGAGCAGCGAAGAGAGCGTCGAGAGGTACGTCGCGTCAACAGCCTGCGCGCCAAGCGACAGCACCACGCTCATCGGGTCAACGCCGTCCTGCGCCGCGTCGAGGACCGCCGCGGTCATCAGCGCGAACGGCATCCACTTGCGATAGCTGCGCCATTGATCCCCGACCCGGTAGCTCATTGGCGGCGCGGTCTTCCACGCGTCTGACTTCTGCGCGCGCGTCCCCGGCTGACTGCCGGTGATGTACGGACGGCCCTTCTCGTCCTCCATGTTGGCGAGCTGCCAGATCGTCGTGCCGACGACGACGGAGAGGATCTGCGCCGACACGTCACGCGCGCGCAGCTCGGGATCGCCCTTCCACTCGCCCTTGATGATGTGCTTCCCCGCGACGATCTGCGCGGGGCCGGGGAGCTTGCGGAGGGCCTCGAGCACGCCGTTCACGCCGGTCCGCACGAACGGGAAGATGAGGTGCCCGACAGGCACCGTGTTCCCGCCGAGATGGTCGAGTGCCTCACGCACCTTGAAGCCCGTCGTGACGAGCGCGTTCTCGTCGGTCTCCTGGAAGATATTGCGGCGCGTATTCTTTACGGCCTCCGACCAGACCTCGGTGGAGCCGAGCAGGCGGCGCATCTGCGCCGGATCTCCGCCGGATCGACGATGCGCGATGGCGACGGCTTCCAGCTCGGAGCCCATCGCGCGCGCAAACTCGTCCACCGCAGTCATGGGCGTGAGGCCGATGCCGCGCACGAGCCGGCCGGGAATGCCGGGGATCGAAGCGAGCTTGGCGTTCTCGAAGTTCTGCGCCTGGTCGATGAGCCCGAGCTGCTTGAGCTGCGCCTCGTACGTCGGTGCGTCGGTCGTCACCACGTTCCAGAACGCGCGCAGGCCCTTGTTCCACGCGCCGGGGAGCGCCGCGGTGATCGCGCGGATCTCGCCCGCCGTCGCTCCGCCGGGGACAGGAAGCTCCGCAATGCGAGCCAGCACCGTGTTCCAGCCGACGTTGAGCACGTTGCCGCCCAGCGCGCTGACCGTCGTGGCCGGCGACGACACGAGGCCCGACGCGCGCAGCTCGAGCATCCAGTCCCAAAACCCCTTGCCCTTCGCGATGTTCGCGACGCGGAACGCGTGCGCCGCCTGCGCGGGCGTGTCGGCCATCGTCTCGGGGTCGATGCCCGCCTTCCTGAGCGCGAGCATCCCCTTGTCGAACAGCCGCGCCTCGTCGGCCTTGATCTCTTCGATGCGCTCACGAATCTTCGCCTTCGCCTCGGGCGTGCTCGTGACTCTGAGCTGGTTCTGGAGCTTCTTGAGCGCCTTGGCGTTGTCGGGCGTCGGCTCGCTCATCTCCTGCCAGAACGACTCGCGCGGCGTGCGCGGGCGCTGAACAGCCGATAGAGCGCGCCCCTGCTCGCTGCGAAGCATGAAGTAGTCCACGGCGAGCCCGATGGCCGCGCGCGCGTTGGTCGTGCCCTGCGCTGCGGCGCGCAGAAGGTTGTTCACGCGCATCTCCGCCGCGACGGTGAGCGTGCTCTGCTCGCGCCAGTCGCCAGGGTGCTGACCCCGAATCGCCGCATCGACCTCGGTCTTGCCCGCCTTCGTGGCGAGCATCTCGCGAGCGCCGCGCGCGGTCTGGGTCTTCGAGATCGTCTCCTTCTCCCAGAACTGCTCGGAAGCCTCGCGTGCCGCGATCGTGAGCTTGCCCTTCGACGTGACGGCGTAGTGCGGGTCGCCGCCCTCGTAGCGGGCCAGGAACTCGCGCAGACCTGAGCCGTCGCGGCCCTTGCCGCCGGGCAACGCGAACGCGGGATCGTCGAACCCGGCCAGGAACCTCGACGGATTCAGCGCCTCCGGGTGCGCCGCCGCGGCGAGACGTGCCGCTGCTGCGTCGGTCTCCCCGTCGCGAAGCGCCCCCTGGAAGGTCTCCATCCAGCCGTTCCGCTCGCGGAGCTCCGCCTCGTAGGCGCCCCTGCGCGCGCTCGGCTGGAACTCGAAAGCCTCCAGCGAGTCCCATTCCCGTTGCTTCGTTTCTGTGTCCAAGTTGAGCTCCTGCTCGATGAAGAGCCGGGCCAGGGACCGCAACCGAACCATTCTTTCCGAAAGACGCCCCGGTGGGCGGAAGGGGCGGAGATATAGCACCAGGTTCGTCTTTGCTCCTTCCACGGACACCGGGAATGCTTGGTCGGTGTTCCCTTCGGCCCAGATCAGCCGGCGCACGGCGTTGCGCTCGGCGCCGGCGCGAATGGGCTCCAGGAACCGCTCCAGCCGCCCTTGCCGTCCCAGCCGTCCCAGCCGTCCCAGCCGCTCTTGCGGCCCTTCTAGCTCCGCTTGGTGCGCCGCCGCCTCGCGGGTCTTGATTGGGAGCGCGAACGGCACGTCCTCCTGCGCCCCCGCATCGGGCAGCGACTCGTTCTCCCCGATCGGGCGCTCTCCCCGCCTGATCTTCTCATCGAGGTAGAACTCGCGCGCCCTCGCCATGTCTTCCGGCGTGTCCGCGCCACGAAACGCGCTCTCGTGCGCCGTGTCGATCAGCCAGGTGGCGTACAGGCGCTCATTCGCGGTGAGCACGCGGTCGGCGAGCGCATCTTTGATGATCCGCTTCGTCTCCTCCAGGTTGAACTTGAATCCAGCGTTGGCGCGCATCCGCACCCAATCCTGTTCGGCGGTCCACTTGTGTCTGATGTAGTGCTTGTCCGAGTCGCGATTCCGACCCGGCATATCCTTCGTGCCGCCTACAATCATCCATTTGGCACCGTGGATCATCGCGCCCAGCTCATCGCGAACCACCTCGTCCTTCAGTCGCGGGTCGTCGAGCTTCTCGCGCTTCCACCGAACGGGCAGCTTTTTCTTCTCGGGCTCGGGCGCGACGGGCTCGGGCTCTCTGGGATTCGCGGCCTCCTCCGCTTTCCGCTCGGCGATCCGCGCATAGTGCGCCGCGAGGACGTCCTGCCTCTTCGTGTCCGCAGCCGCCTGGGCCTTGGCCTTCGTCGCCTTCTTGGCCTTCGGTTCCGGCTTGACGCGCGAGCGGATGTCCTCACGCAGCGCCTTCAGCTCGCCCTTGCGCGCCTTAGCGTCGTCGGCGCGCTCGTCGTCGGCGCGCTTCGTGGCAGCCTGCTCCTCCTCCGCGAGCATCTTCTGGAAGGCGCGCTCGTACGCGACCTCCTGCCCCATCTTTTCGCGCTGCCGCTTGTCGGTGTTGCGCTTCACGTCCGCCTCGAAAGCCTCGTGCGCGCGGCCGATAGCGACCCCGCGCTTCTCGGCCTGCTTCCGCCTCTCGGTCGTCGCCGTCTCGTCCTCGGCGACGATGCGCTTCCAGATCGCGACCGGATCCTCACGCGATAGAGCGGCGTGCGTCGGGTCGGCCTCGTAGAGCAGCCCCTCGGCCGTCGTGCGGTCTTTTCGCAGCTCGCGGAGGCGCGGCGCGTCCAGCGACTCGCCCGCCAGCAGCGCGTCCTCAATCCTCCGGCTGATGTCGGACAGCGCGCCCACGATGTCGTGCGCCGGCATTCCCGCGCGGAGCCCGGCGCGCTTCGTCGCCTTCGGTTGCGGCCCCTGCACCTCGGCGCTCTCTATCGGCGCCAGGAACTCGTTGGCCTTCTTGTTCGCGCGCGGCTGCTCGACCGACTCCTCGACAGCCAGCGCCGCGTGGAGATCGCGGAGCTTGAGCGCAAGCCGCGACGCGCCCTCCGCGCCGACGGACTTCTCGATGTCGGACCCGTGAAGCTCGAGCACCGCCTGAAGCTCGCGCACCTTGGCGCTGATGGACTTGTCCTTCGACCCCCGGATCTTGTTCGCGAAGTCGATCAGGAAGTCAGCGAGCGTGCGAAGCATCCCGGGCTTGTGCGCCGCGACCTGGGCCACGAGGTCCGGTTGGGCGTCCAGCACGTCCAGGATCGTTCCTAGCCCCTCCGCCGCCTCGGAGCGCCCTTCCTCTTCCGCGCCCTCCTTCGACAAGCCGGGGAGCTTGGCGAGCTTCTGCGCCTTCGAGCGCGCCTTGGCTGCGTGCTCCGTCCAGCCGGGCGCGATCTCGTCCAGCGCGTCGGCCCACGCCTTCGCCAGCTCGGGCCGCGTCTTCTCGGCGTGGTGGTTGATCTCGTGCCGCAGCACATCCTCCATCCGCTTCGGACCGCCCTCGCCACCGAGGTCGATAATCGCCGTCCCGGTCTCGCGGTCGTAGTACCCCTCGCCGGGGAGCGGCTCCTCGCCCTTGACCCCGACGAGCTTCATGCCGACTCGCGCAGCCCGCTCGCGCAGGCGCACCGGTGCCTCGTGGATCTCCAGCGGCGTCTTCCACTTGATCGACCTCGAGAACCGCTCGACGACCGCTGCGGTCGCGTCGTCGGGCGCCTCGATGCGCGTCATCTGGGCACCGCCGGCACCGTCCGGGCCGTCCGGGCCGAGCTCGATCGGCCCGAGCGCATCCGGCGCGTCCGGGTCGCCATCGCCAGATCTGTCAGGATCGGAGCCGGGCGGCGGACGAGCCACGAACTCGTCCCCACCATCCGCAGCGCCATCCGCAGCGTCGCCCGCAGCGTCCCGCCTCGCAGCCAGATTCCTCGCAACCTCGACCCCCGCAGCCTCCACTTCGGCCAGGGCTTGCTCCGAGAGACGCGCGCCGCGCTTGTTCGCTCGCCACGTCGCCGCCCCGCCCAGCATGAATCCGACGACGACCTCCGGTAGCGTGCCCGAGAACGCCGCGTCCCAGACCTCTTTCGCCTCGGCTTCGTCCCGGATCTCCTGCGCGACGTACTCCGACCAGCCCTTGCCAACCGCGTTCACGCCCACGAACTCGGCCGCGTTCGCAGCCGCGCCGCCCAGGATGCTCTTGGATACCGCGTTCGCCAGCTTGCCGAAGATCCGCGCCGCACCCCTGCCGATCGGAAGCGCCTGGATCGCGCCCGCAAGGCTCGTCTTGAGCGCCGCGATGTCCGCGTCGTCCTGAGACGCGCCCTCCGCAAGCGCCCGCTGCTGCCCCTGCTCGAACGAGCTGGCCGACATGGCCACGCCCGCGCCCAGCGTCTTCGCCAAAGCGCCGCCAGGGATCAGCGCCGCCTGTGCGAGGAAGCCCGTGACGCCGCCGGCCACGCCAGCCACCTGACCGGGGAACGTGTATTTCGCGCCGGGGTGCGTCTCCGGCGCAAGCTCGCCCACCGCCTCGCCGGCGGTGCTGAACAGGCTCTCCTCGCCTTCCCCGATCTGAACGTCCAGCGCGTCTATACCGGGGATGTGCCGACGCATCGCGTCCGCGATCGAGCCAAAGCCCCGCAGAGGGCCAGCGACCGACTCGACGGCGCTCGCCCCGAACTCCGCGAGGTAGTCGCCAAAGCCGGGCTCGGGGTACTCGCGCGCAGCCCGCGCCAAGGCAAGCGCGCGCGCACGCGCAGGGTCGGGCGCTTGCTCGCCCGTGCCCCGCGACGCGCGCGCCAACGCCAGCGCATCCTCTCGCGTGATCCCCTGCGTCATTGGTTGATCTGGGAGCCCTTCGGGTCGGAGTGACGCAGCAGGTCGTTCTTCCCCACGAGGTCGTATCCGCCGCGCGGGTTCTTCTTGAAGACGAGCCGGTCGTCAGCACGGTGCTGCTTTCGCGCCTCCTCCTCGCTGAACTTGCCGGGCTCGTTCTTCACGAACTCATCTTGCGCGCCCGACTTCTGGCGCAGGAGGCTCTTCTTCAGGGAACCCGGCAGGACGCTGTACGTTTTCTCGTAGTCGTGGATCAATGCCTCGAGCGTCTCGAGATCGGCCTCGCGAGCGCCGACGCGTTCGGAGAGGTCGAAGAGCGCTTCGTACGCGACCTTCCTGTTGGCGGACCTCTTCACGGCCTGGGCCTTGCGATCCTTCCTCGCGGCCTGGTCCTTGGCCTCGCGATCATCGGACCCGGCGGCGCTACGCAGCGACTCCTTCGAGATGTACGTCCAATTGCCCTTCTCCCTGAGCTTGCTACCAAAGCGCTTCTCGATCTCCACGATCGCGGCATCGACGGACGCGAGGTCCATGCCGCTGGCGCGCCCTTCGAGGTCAAAGAACGCCTCGCGGGCCGAGCGGAACTCGCGCGGCTTCTCGGCTGCGGCGGGAGCAGACTTGGCCTGAGCTGCAGGATCCGCCTGAGCTGCCGGATCCGCCTGAGCTGCCGGATCCGCGTGGCCGTGCGCCATCGCGTGCCCGCGCACCATCCCGGACGCGCTCGCCGGGTTCTTCGGCGCGAGCTTCCTCGGCCCGAGCGTGGGGGCCTCATCGCCGGACGCGCCCTTCGGCTCCAACTGACGCATGATCTCGTCCGCCACTTCCTCGTCCGAGGGCTCACGGCCGAGCTGGTCTTCGAGTTCCGCGCGCAGGCCCACAACGGATTTCACGTCCTCCGGATCGAGCGGATCGCTAGCCGGAGCACCGCCCTGCGGGGCCGCTTCATCCGGCACGCCTTCAAGCCCGAGCTGCCGAGCAATCGCCTTAGCCTTCTCCACCGTGCCGAACTCCAGCGCCTTCAGCACCGCAGGATGCTCGTGCCAAGCCTTCCCGCCACCGGACCCGCCCGCGGCGTCTTTGAAAACCAAGTCGCGGATCTTGTCCTCCAGCCGGTCCGCATCGTCCGCTGACGTGAACGGGCTCGCGAGCTTGACGCGCATCGCCTCGATCTGCGCTCGCTTTGAACGGTCCAGGTTTACGCCAATCGCGGGCAGGCTCACCAGGAGCCCCTGCACGCGCTCAACCGACGACTGCTTCAGCATGTCGTCGGTCATCTTCTCCTCGTGCGCGTCCTTCAGCGCCATCAGGGACTTGTCAAACCTGTCGATAGCCACGGCGTCGCCAGACTCCAAAAGTGCTGCCCCATCCGCCGCGCCGGCGTCGTCGAGGTATCCAGCCTCAACGGCCTTCGCGAGATTCGACGACATTTGTTGTCGGCGGATCTTGAGAACGCCGTTCGAGCGAGCCTTCATCAGCGGCGCGACGAGCGTCTGGAACGTGTCATCGTCCATGTCCGCCGCGAACGGCGCGATCGCGCCGAACATCCGATCCGTGTCGGACATGTGGGCGCCCACATCCGGGTTGTCGTCCCACGGAGCAGGTTTGCCCGGCAACACCGGACCTTGCTTCCCCGCATTCGACGGAGAAGCCGGAGGCGCGTCGGCGACCAAGCCACCTCCACCGCTGAGAGCCCCAATCGCCGCAGCGCGAGCCGCACGCGCGCGGTCGTCGTCCGCAGTCTTGCGGTTCGCCGCCGCCGCCGCGAGGTCGATTGCCCGATTGCGAAGGTCGCGATCGTCTTTGTCGGCCTGGCGGCGAAGGTCGCGATCGACAATATCTGCTTTGTCCTTCTCGATAATGCGCGCACGATCAGCCGGCCGGTTCTTCAGCTCGTCTTCGAGGTCCGCGATCCGCAGAGCCATCATTTCGAGATTCTTGCCGTGGCTCTCGTCGTCCTGCTTCTCGTCGCGACGCGACTTGCGCCGCTCCTCGAACTTGTCGCCCGCTTCCGCGAGCGCGTCGAATCCGCGCGAATACTGGTCGAAGCCAGATTCGTAGTTGGGGTGCCGGTTGGTGCTGAAACGCATGTGTTGTGTTCCTTGGAAGGCGGGCCGCTACCCGGCCGCCCCGCCCGCCCCGCCCGCGGCCCCGGCCGCCCCGCCCGTGGCAAACGTCGCGTACGCCTTCGCGGCCTTGGCGAAGACATCGACGTACGCGCCCAAGCCACCGGACTGGAAGTGCTGCCTGTTGCTGATTGCGGCGGCCTTGCCCTGCGTGATGCCCATTCCCGCTTGCGCCTTGCCGACCTGGAGGTTGCCGAGTTGGTCGTAGACCGAACCGAGACCCTGCGCTTGGCCGATCGCGTTCTGCGAGAAGTGCTGCTGGAACAGGTCGTCGAGCGACTGCATCGCGCGCGTCGTGTCTCCGCGCACGCCGCGCGACGCGAGCGATCCCAAGTTGCTCGCGCCGCCGCCAGCGCGGAATGCCTGCGCGTTCGCGCCGGCCATTGCGGGGGCTTCGCGCGCGAGCACCGTGCGCCGCTGCCGGTCCGCACTCAGCGCGAGGTTGGCGTTCGCGTCTCCAAACGCCTTCCGCACCAGCGGTAGCTGCGCCCGCACGTTTGACTCGGCCTTGCCAAAGGCCAGGTTGTTCTGCGTGCCCTGCGCGTCGAACAGCGCAAGGAGCTCCTTGAGGGTCTTACCCTCTTGCTGGTCCGCCTCGCGCGCTGCAGAGTTCGGGTCGAGCCAGTTGCCGTAGTCCTTTAGGAATCCCATATGCGTGCCTCAGTATGCGTCCACTTCGAGCCAGTCCATCTCGATCGCCACGCGCGCCGTGCCGCCCGCGCCCATGAGCACCGTGTTGCGGATGACCAGGCCCTCGCTCGCGGACAGGATCAGCGGATACCCCGCAGTCGCCTCGTCCACGACGGTCATGTCGAAGAAGCCCTTGGGCACCGCCGCGCCCGCCGCAAGCTCGCTGAACGCGCCCCACGCGATCGGTTGCGCGTCCAGCGTGTTCGTGCCGTTCGTGAGCGCGCCCGTGGTCGAGACGCGAAGGTCAGCGAACGTCGTCGAGCCGTGGCTCTTGCGCTTCTTCATTTGGTCGGCGTTGATCGTGAGGCCGGTGCCGCCCGTGTGCGCGGCCGAGTGGGTGCGCGACACGAAACAGTCGAGCCCGACCTCCTGGCCCGCCGTGAAGCCCGCGACCGTCACCCACCGCGCGCGCAGTTTCGTGATGATGCAGAGCTTCGAGACGTGCGACCACCTCGCCGCGAATATGTGCCCCGCGCTCGCCGTGCCCGCCGCGACCACCGTGAGCAGGCCCGTCAGCGCGCAGACGCGGTACGCACCGTTCGCTCCGACAAAGGGAGGCCGCTGCGTCATCATCGCGGCGTTGCCCGCATCGACTCCGAGCTTGTTTGAGCCTGCGCTGTCGAGAATCTGAACGGCCATGCGTCACACTCCTACCAGATTGATGTCGAATGTCCCCGTGCTGCCCTCGGGAGCGTGCGCGTAGACCGTGAACCCGTCGCCCGCCACGAGGTTGCCCACAGCGAGCAGCACCCCGTCGAGCAGCGCGTCCTCCATGCGCGACGCCACCGTGGCGACGATACGCGAGGTGAGCGTCACCCACGCCAGCCCCGTGACGACCACCGTCGTCGTCGTGTCGAACGCGCCGAAGTCCACCGTCGCGGTCGCGCCCGAAGCCGCGCCGGACGGAGCGGCTTCGAGCGCGTCGAGGCGAGTGTCCAGCGAGGCCAGCACGTTGGCTACACGGTCCAGCGCAGCCGCGGCCGTGCCGTCCGTCGGATCGGTGACCTGAAGCGTGCTCGGGGTCGCGATCAGCACGCCGCCCACGACGCGCACGCTCGACGATGTGGACGGCGCCAGCTTGCCGCGCGCCGACACCTCCAGCCCCTCGCCGAGCTGAAGCGTGAACCGCCGCGGCGAGCCGGGAGCCAGCACCAAAGGCGCTGCGGGTTCGCGTAGAACGATCTCGCCGTGCGGGCCGTAGTCGAGGCCGTCTCCGATGGCGACCTCGTACTGCCCTCCACGGAGCGTCGTGAAGCCGCGCCCGGTGGTGTTGCCAGACGCCGCCCCGCCCGCGCCGCGGCGCGCACGCACGGCGTCGCCGGGGAGCGCGCGGGGGACTTGGTTGGCAGCCGCTTTGCGCCTCATCGTCCACGGCTCCGCACCGGTCCGGTGATCGTCACGTCCGCCTCGATGCGGCGCAGGCTGAACCGCTCCAGCCCCGTCTCGCCCGTCACGAGCAAGCCCAGGTACGCGCCCGAAGCCCGCACGCTCGGCGTGTTGCGGCCGGGGAGCAGCGAGGCCGAGTCCACCGCGTCGCCCAGGTCCTCGGGCTCGTCGGTCGCGTAGAGCTCCACCCGCGCGCCGCCCTGCGCTCGAGCTAGCTGCACGCGCACGTTCTCGACGATCGCCTCGTCACCGCTGGCCGGGTCGTGCAGCGGGCCGATCAGGAACTCCGAGTCGATGCGCGTCCCGTCGTCGCTCGCCGCCGACGCGCTCCACTCGCGGACGTAGCCGTCGCGCGAACCGTAGAGCATCCGCCGGTCGTTGCCGGTGTCGCCGTCGCGGACGTACGCGGCTGTCGGCTGAATGCCGGCCAGCCCGTAGGACTCTTCCCAGAAGCGCGGCTGCTGCCCGAGCAGCGACACGACAAAGTGCCTGACGAGCGTGTTGCCCACCCCCACCGGGAACAGGTAGACGTGCAGCCGCTTCATGCGCGGGTCGTAGACCAGCTCGGGGCGCGACACCGAGAAGTCGATCGCGTCCTGAAGCCGCTTCGAGATCGCGAAGCTCACGTTGCGCGCGTAGCCCTCGCTGGCCCCGATCGGCATGAAGTAAAGCTCGGCCTCGTTCGTGATCCACCAGAACCGGCCGTCCGGCGTGACGCACGACGCGCGCCCGTACGCGCCGCCGACGCCCTTGGTCACTTGGTCAAAGCGTCCACCCTGCAACGGGTCGCCGCGCACCAGGAACACGTTGCGCGCGCCCAGGATGTAGAGCAGGTCGTCCCGCGCAGCCATCATCCCCGTCATCACGTCGGGCGAGTCGCCCAGCGGCGAGAGGTCGGAGCGCCACGCAGCCGTCGCCAGCGGGGACTCGCCGGGCGGGTCGAAGTCCCACCCGAACGCATCACCCGCCGTGCAGGCAACCGCGCGCTCGGGGAAGTCTTTGAAGCCGCCCAGGAAGATCCGGTTCGCGCTGCGAGCGATGAACTGCGGGCGCTTGGGGATCTCGCCGCTGGATCGCGCACGCCACGCGCCGAGCAGCGACGTGAACGGGTCGTAGAACTTCGGCGCGTTGCCGTCCACAAAGAACAGCTTGCCGAACGCCTCGCACCAGTCGATGAAGCGCGTGTTCACGTCGAACGCCGCCGCGCTGACGAGTGCCGGCGACGCCGGAGTCGTGATGTCGTAGAGGGACGCACCGACGCCGGCGAACATGCGCGTTGCGTAGGCCGGTAGATTCGAGAGCGTGGCGCTGACGATGCGGACCATGTGCAGCGTGAGCAGGTTGGCCGCGGTCGCGCGCTCGGTGACGAGCAGCACGCGCTCGGCGCGCGGCTTGACGTAGGCGTTCGGAAAGCGCGGGGATTCCGGGTCGATCGACACCGCGTGCGCGCGCGGGTCGTCCGCGAGCGATTGCAGCGTGAGCAGCGCGTCGGCGTTCGGCGTGCCAGCTCCCGTCCCGAGCTTGGCGTACACGGCGAGCGAAGTGCCGGCCGAGCCTTGGAAGGTCGGAACGTACACGTTGTCCCACTCGTCCAGGTCCATGCGCGGATAGGCGTACGTCTGCGCGCCGGGGGTCGCCTCCCACGCCGTGAGAGCCGTCGCGCCGCGCGTCGTCACGAATCCGCCCGTCGTCGTGTCCTCCGCGCCCTTGTCCCACAGCTTGCGAACGTCGATGTCCTCGGGGCTCGCGATGACGCCCGACACCGCCGCTTGACGCGGACCAATCGAGAACACGCTGCCGTCGCTGCCGACGCGCACGCCGTAGCCGACCCCGCCGACGGGCAGGAACGAGTAGCCCGGCCCGTCCGTCGTGAGCACGTTGCGCGCACGACCGTTCGCCGGATCCCACTTCACGAGCATCCCGTAGGGTGAAATCAGCGCGCCGATGACGCTCGGGAACGTGACTCCAATCGGGTTGGAGCGCGGAGGTCCGCCGCGCGAAACCGGAGTGCCGGTGCCGGTCACACCCATCGCGCGCATGAGGTAGAAGCTGTGCGGGTAGTGCCCTGTGTTGAGCCCTGGATCGAAGAGTTGCGTCACGCTCGTTGTGAGGTTGACCCACCGCTGTCGAGCAGCACCGCTCGATTCCGTGGTCGCAAACGTCGCGAACACGCGCGGGTCGCGGCGCTGCACGAGCACGCCCACGTTCGGAGTGGCGTCGGTATTGAAGAGCCGAGCCGGAGAGAAGACCGTCGGGTGCGGAACCGTCGCGGCTGAGTAGTCGATCCCCGGCGTGCCGCTGCCGTTGATCGCGTGGTGCAGGTTGAGGAATGCAACCGTCGCGCTGCCGCCGATCAGCACGTCCAGCGCGGCGACCGTCAGAGTCGTCTTCCATGTGTATGTGGACGTGGCGATCGTCACCGTGTCGTTGTTGTTCGGCGTGCCGACGCTCTCCAGAACGCCCGCCTGTCCGGTCGGGAGCTTGTGCGCGAGCCCCCACTTGTGCGCCAGCCAGCCCTCGATGCGCTCAAGCTCCGTGTCGCCGTCAGCGGCCCAGGCACCCGTCGGGTAGGTAGGCGTCGTGACCAGCTTCTGCTGCGCGAGCGCGCTCGTCTCGGCGAATCCGCCCACGTACCAGTCGGACAGCACGACCGCCTCGCAGAAGTCGCCGCGAAACCGCCCCATCGTCCCGAACTCGAACGATGACGTAGGAGGGAACTGGCCCAGGAACGTGCTTCTCAGGCTCGCGAAGATTTTGTCGCTCGTCCAGCGGTCGCACGGGCGCCCGTTCACGCGGTACGTCGAGCGCGTCGGAATGCCCACCACGTCGTCGTACCCGCCGTCGTGAATCCATGTGATGAGCGCGAGGCCCGAGTTGTCGAATCCGCCGGGGAGCTGCGTTCCCGCCGGCCCACTCCCCACCGCGAAAGACCCGTTCTCGTAGCAACTGACAGTGCCAGGCGCCGAGAAGAACCCACCCGAGCGCGCGCCGCTGTTCTGTACCAGCGCGAGGTTCGTGGTCGGCGTGTCGGCCCGCCCGAGGAGATACCGCTCCGTCACCTCCTGCGGCATCCGCACGACCATGAAGAGCACGAACTGCGCCTTCGTATACGAGGGCAGGAACGAACGATTGATCGAACGGAACTGCTGCTCGATCGTGACCGGCGCTTCCGACACCATCGAGTTTGACGTGCCGTTGAAGTACACGGAGTCGCGGCCCGCGATCCCGCCGACCCGCACGGTCGGCCCGGTGTCTGGCGTGTTCGCCACGAACCCGCGCCCGTTGCCTGTTTTGTCCACGAGCACCGGGGCTTCGTCGCCCGCAACGTAGTCACCGTCGTTGCCGAGGCCGCCGCCGTTGATGTCGTCGCCCGCGACCCACGCCCACACGCGGTCGGCGTAGTGGTCGAGGTCCTTGATCGTCCAGTCTTCACGCGAGCCCGTCGTCTCCGGCGAACGCGGCGTGCGCGTGCGTTCAGAGTCCGGCTGGTGCGCCGTGAAGATCGACCCGTCGGTCGGGGAGAAGTGGTGGCCGTTGACCGGGTAGGGGATCTCCCACTCTCTGATGAGCGTCGGCTCGTTGAGCCCGAGGCCCGAATAGAGAGCCATGCGCGAGAAGTGCCCGATCGGATCGTTCTGCGACGCCTGCAACGTCGCGCCGTCGATGTGCAGCTCCTCGGTGAGCCATCCAGGTTGGAGCGTCCAGAGCAGCTCGGGGGGCTTGTTCTCCTCGCGCGGCTCGTAGCACCAGATCCGCGCATTCTCAGGCTCCACGCCCGCCGACACGCCTGCGAAGATGCGCCCGTCCACGTCCACCGCGAGCGCGCGCACAATCGAGTTCTTCTCGGGCGCCGGGAGAGAGATGCGCCACGCCTGCCGGCCGCTCGCGTTCACCTTCACCAGACCGGCCGTGCCATCGACGTAGTAGTGGTTGCCGAAGTCGTCGTGCACGGCCGCGTACGCCTGCGCGCGGTTCGCGCCGGAGCTGGACCACTCGACGGTGCAGGCCGCACTCGCCAGGTTCACGAACGTGTGGCTCGGGTTGTCATACGCCACGTCGCAGAGCAGCGAGACCTTCGTGTCGGCCACGAGCGCCGCCGCGGTGTGTTTGATCTGGCCGGCGCGCTGCGAGATTCCGCCGACGGTGAGGTCCACCGGGTCGAGTTCGCTGACGTTCTTCGCGCGGCGCGTCGTTCCACGAGCCTGCCGGTCCGGCCCGTTGAGGTCGGAGAGCCCTTCGGTCGGGAGCGGAAGCTCGTCGTCCATCAGGGGCTCACCACGATCGGGATGGGGAGGCCCGTGCTAAGGAAGGGCGAGGCGGTTTCGAGGCCCATGAGTTCGCCCACTCCGCCGCGCATCGGCCCGAGGTCGGCCTGCATCTCGGAGTCGCGATTCACAGCCGCCTGCCACAGCGACGAGGTGACGAGCCGGTCCAGCCGGTCCTCGATCGAACCGCGCTTGGGCTGCTCGAGCCCCTGCATCCAAGCCGATCCTGCCATGACGAACAGCGAGGTCGTCCAGCGCGGGAGCAGGATGTGGTCGTTGGCATTGAGGCACGTCGTCCAGCCGGCCTGGTAGGCCAGTTGGAACGCCTGGGCCTGGGTGACGCTCGGGATAGGCCCGAGGTCGAGCCGCGCGCTGGCGCGCGGCCCTGCGGTCGTGGGAGCCCCGTGGGTGATGCACCCGAGGAAGCATGACGGGTTGGTCGCGCCGCTCACGCGCGCGCCCGCCACGGCTGTCGGGTCCTCCAGGCGGATCGAGTAGGTGCCGAACGATGAGCCGGTCACGGAGAGCAGTCGCCCGAAGTCGTCGGGCAGCTCCGAGTATTCCTGGCCGTTCACGATCCCCAGATAGACCGGCGGTCGCGTGAGGAAGTTCCACGGTTCAGCCGAGACGAACCACTCACCCACGTCGTTCACGAACTCGGTGACAGGCATGTCGGCGGGCCAGTCACTCGGACGGCGCCAGCCGCAGCCGCGCGCGACGCGCTGCTGGTATCGAGCGACGGTCAGTTCGTCAGATGCCACGGCGCGGGGTCCTTCGGTGGAGGTTGTGCAGGCCAGCAGGCGGAGCCGTCGTTGCGACGACCCCGCCCGCGTTTCACTTCAGGCGAGGATCAGGGCAGGCCGAAGCCGTTGAAGAACACGGCCACGGCCGTCTGGAGCGGGCTAGCCGCCTCGGTCTTCGCCGCGAGCGAGATCGCGATGCACTTGTAGTTGTTCTGAACCGCCTGCAACGCGGCGGTGCCCGCATCCGCCGCCGTGGTGAGGTGCTCGAAGTACGTCCCGTGGAACAGGGCCGGCGTGCCGCGCACGCCCCAGCCGGCGCTGTAGACCTGGTCGGCAACACCGATGATGCTGATGGAGGTCTCGCCCACCACGAGCATCTCGCCCCACTCGTTGTTCGCGTTGTTCTCCAGCGCGACACAATGGACGGAGTTCTTCGTCCGGTTCGCGGTGGTGCCGGTGGTCAACATCTTGACGACGTTGTGCCACGCCGAGCCGATCGCGTCGGCGTGGCCCTTGACGTTTGCCCACTTGAACGTCGTCGGAACCGGAAGAAGAATTCCTTCCGTGTTGGGCACGGTTTCGACAAGCGATGAAAGGGGCATGTCGAACTGGTAGATGTTCCCCTTGACGAGCGCGATGCCCGTTCGGTTGTACGCACCCCAGGCCCGTTCTGCGAACGGGGTGCTGCCTACGATGATCTGGTCGCGAAACCAGCCTGCGTCGAATCCACTCATGTTTATTTGCTCCTGTTTGTGCTGTTGGGATCCGGCGAAGGATCAGGTGTAGAGGTTGGCCGACGGCGAGATGAGGAAGTGCTTGCTGCGGTCGGGGCAGAGCATCGTCGCCATCGTGTTGACGCCCTGTTGCCAGCCCGTGAGGGACAGGCGGAAGGGTTCCAGGAACTCCATGAACCGCGCCTTGTGGAAGTACATCTTCATGTACTTGGCGTTGACGCCGTAGTAGCGCGGACCGGCGAGGCCGGCCGCGGTGGACGACTCCAGGACGGTGCCGTAGCCGCTCGCGTCCGGGTGGATCGCGGCGGTGTCGAGTTGCGCTTCGTGCACGAACTGCGTGCCCTTGAAGCGCGGGTTGCCGGCCGGGTCGTTGTAGTCGGCCCAACGATCCTGCGAGGCGCGGTAGAGGTTTTCCGCCTTCGCGACGCCGTGCGCGCTCGCGAAGATCACGCCCTGCGAACGCTCGATCGACGTTTCGCCTTCGGGGTCGAAGTATTCCTGGTCCTTCGGCGGAGGAATGAGCGTGGTGAGGCGGCACGCCTTCGACAACGCGAAGATCAGGTTCGACGTGCTGTTGATCGTCCAGTCGGCGTAGGTGCTGACGTTCGGCTTGTAGCGCGGGTGCGTGTCCTGCGGGCGCAGCCCGTGGATGCTCGCCCAGGTCGTGGCCGCGTCCTCGATGAACAGGCCGTTCGCCATCGGGTTGAGGTAGGCCGGGATCGAGAGGGGCTGCTTCGGGTCGGTCCCGTTCATCGTCACGTTGTTCGGCTTCGCCCACAGGCCGGCGGCCAGCGATCCGTGCAGAGCGGTCGTGAGCGACTGGAGCTTGCTGAAGAGTTCCTGTGTCCAGGTCTCTTCGGCCAGCGAGCCCTCGGTGGTGCCGCCCGAGTTGATGAGCAGCTCCTCGTCCTTCCAGGACTCGTGCGCCATGTGGGCGCACCAGTACGCGATGGCCCAGGAGCCGTCCTGGCTGTCCTGCGGCGAGTGAGCCTCGGAGGGGACCTCGTACCAACCCGCCTTCGAGCTGGCCGTGAACTTCACGCGCGCGCGCACGTCGGCACCGGCGCGGAGCATCTCGCTCATCTTGCGCCCGGCCATGAAGTAGTAGAGCGACGCGTAGTTGTTGAGCGCCGCGATGTTGTAGATGAACTTCTTGGGGGTGACGACCTTCGACGCAACCGTCGCGAGAGCACTCCCGAATGCACTGAGGTTAGCCATGAACGCTTCCTGGTGTTGGTGGTGAAGGCCGCCGAATCAGGAAGCGCCGTCGAGCGTCACCGCTGCCTGCTCATCGCCTCGCGCACCGCCTGCCGACCAATATCGAAGTCGGAGACCTTGCGCGGCGCCTCGCCGCTGCTGCGAACGTCCGAATGCGAGCCCTGCTTGGCGGCGTCGATTCGTGATTGCCGCTCGGCGTTGGCTCGGTCGTTCTCACCTTTGTAGAGGCTCAACAGCGCATCCTCGATCGCTTGCGACGCATCGAGGTTCTTGTCGGTCCCCATCAGGGCTCGAGCACGGCCGAGGACGCTTTCGCGACCCTCTTTGGTGACTGCCTTGGGGAAGCGGCTGGCTGCGGCGCGCGTTCCGAGCTCGAGGTGGAGGGCCATTCGCATGTCCTCCTTGATCTCGGAGAGCTGCTTTGCGGCAGCCGCCCCGATCCCTTCGATCTCGGCCTTCAGCGACGTGACGAGACGTGCGTTCGTCGCCTTAGCGAACCCGGCGAGCGACTTCTGGAATTGCTCGTTGTCTTCGAAGTCCGAGAAGTGTTCCTTCACGAGACCCTCGAACAGCGCGCCCTCTTCGTCGGACTCGCCTGCTGCGGAGGCGGGCGATTTCTGCCCGTTCTTCGCTGCGGCTGCTTCCCTCATCTCTCGCGACTTCTCCGCGTTGCGGTGCTCGGCCTTCTTGCCCAAGGCGAGCGTTTGCTCGGGAGTCAGTAACGCGAGATCCTCCTCGTCGTGTCCCGTCAGCGCGAGTGCCTTGCGGGCCTTGTCGAGCTGCTGCTCGGTGGCCGGGGCGGCTTTTTCGCCTGCGTTCTTCGAGGTGGACTTGGTTGCGCCAATGGGCTTTGCGCCCTTGTTGGGGTCCTGTCCTTGAGCCTGATCCTGCCCCTTGGGCTTCACGCCGTCAAGGGCGTCTGCATCCGTCTCCTTCGGAAGCCGCGTGTCCTTCCCGGCGAGCGCGTCGCGCGCGATGGCCGCGATCTCGCGCATGTCGATGCCGTCCGGCACCCGCTCCTTCTTCGAGAACTTGCCGTTCGCGCCGCGGCTCGACTGCTCCGCCTCGAACTGCTTGTGCATCGGCTGCTCGCGCCGACCGCTCTTCGTTTCCTGCTCGGGGGTCTCGACGACCTCCACCGCGTCGCCCGATTCCTGGATCTCGCCCTCTTCTTCCATGCTCATCTCGATCTCCTTCGTTGTCTTTGGAACTGCCCGAACGAGTAGCCGTCGCTGCGGCCGTCGGCCGCCATGCGGTCACGCATCTCGTTGATCTCACGTCGGTTGTTCAGCCGCATCCCGCCGGCCCCGTCGAGCGCACGCGGTCGGCCGAGCTTGTCCTTCGGCCCGTACTTGCGGCAGTCGTCCTCGTGGAACTGGTAGGTGGTGTGCCCCCAGTCGGGCTCGACCATGCCCGGCCCGTAGGCCGCCAGGCGGCGCAGCTCGCGCCCTTCGATCTTGCGCGTGTCGCCGATCGGCACGCAGTCGTCGGCGCTCATCCACACCTCGACGCGCTCACCCGTCTTCACGTCTTCGAACTCGTAACAGATCACGACGGTCTTCCTCCCTGGTTCGCATAGCTCGCCTTGCGCGCCTTGTTGCCCTGCGCGGCCCCCTGCGAGCGCGCGGCGCTCGGGCGCCTCTGGTCGGCTCCGCTGCCCGGAGCGGCAGGACGAGCCTGCGGCGAGCCCTGCGCGCCCCCTGCGCTCGATAGCGACGCCATGGGCGCCGGAGGCTGAAGCATCGACCGACCGGCCGGCGAGTCCTGACCCATCGAAGCCGACGGACGCACGGTGCCCGGAGCCATCGCGCCCGGCAACACCGCTTGGCCGAGCATCATCGCCGCGATGCCGGCCGCCAGCTCGGAGTTGAACCTCGACGGGATCTGCATGTCGCCGCGCGCCTCGGCCACGTCGTCCAAGATGCCGGGGATGTCCAGGAACGGGTACTGCACCGCCATCGGTGCGATCTGACCGAACAGCGACACCTCGTAGTCGGCCGCGGCAGCCTTCTCCTCCTCGGAGCGCCAGCGCATCGAGATCGGCTGCACGTCCAGCTCGTAGTCGTCGAACGTCTCACCCGGCTCGCGACCACCGAAGATGCCGGGGATCTGACCGGCCAGCTCCGGCGGCGGAGGCATGAAGAACTGGTCGTCCTGGTCGATCATCTCAGCTCGAGCACGGAACGTGCCGCCGATGAAGGCGTAGAACTCGTCGCGCAACGCGGAGTCGCGCGCCGACCCGCCCTGCGCCGCGAACGTCTCCGCCGTCGCCGTCGTGCCCGACTGCGGGTTGCCCTTCTCTGTGCTCGACAGGCCGATGCGCGAACGCATCTGGTTCTGGAGGTACTCGTACCCGGCGATCATGTTGTTGTCGATGCCGCCCTTCGTGAACTCCTCGACCATCGCGCGCTGGAAGCCCTTGGCGTCCACGACGCCGTTGTGTTTCGCGTTCTTGATGATGCGGCCCATGCCCTTCTGCGCCGTGCCGTTGATGATGAAGCGCGAGAAGTTGCGAATACCGTCGTCGATCACCGACGATTGCAGCCTCAGCATCTTCGCGATGCTTTCGATCGCAGCCATGACCGACAACGGGTGGATGCGGTCGGGAACGTAGAACTGCCCGCTCATGTGGTAGGGGCCGGTGCGACAGCCGAAGTACGGCTGCGGGTCGCGGATCTCCACGAGCGGATGACTCTGACCGCTCGAACTCTCCGTCTCGGCGTACCAATGCGTCGTGCCCCAGAAGCCCTCCTCGTAAGTGAAAATCGGGTCGAGCTGCTCCTCCGGGACCCACACCATCCACACCTTCACGTCGTCGCGACCCTGAAGGTTCTTGCCCTCCATCGGCAGAAGCTTGTCGAAGCCCGTCTCGGTCTTGAGCGCGCCGAGCTCCTCGATGCGCCACCCAGGCTCGGTCTTCGCCAGCTCCAGCAGCGAACCCTTCGACGTGATCGAGCCGTGTCCGCGCCAGCGCGTCTCTTCCCAGTCGGTCGCACGCGCGTCGCGGCGCCGCATCTCGGGCCGCACGCGCCTCAACGTCGGGCGATGCACCGGACCGTCCAGCGGGCCGCGGTCTATCCACGGCATCGGCTTGCGCGACGTGTAGGCAAGGCACGGCCCGAAGTGCCAGTCGATGAGCAGCTTCTTGAACGTCGCGCGGTCGTTGCCCTCACGGGAGCAGCGGTTCACCGCGTGCTGGAGAGCCTTCGCCTTCAGGAACACCTCCGGGCGGTCGCCGCGCGTCGGCTTCAACGAGCACGCCGGATTGCCCGCCATGATCTGCGAAGTCTTCGTGGCGATGTACTCGAACGCAGCGTTTTCCGGCTCCGCTCCGGTCGGACAACCGGAGTCGTAGAAGGGGCCGTGGTAGCGCGCGACAGCCTCAGCTCGGTAGTGGTCCTCCTTCTCGACCTGACGACGCGAAGCCTCCAGCTCGTCCCACATCGTCTTCGCGCTCGTGTCCAACATCGTTTTGGTTCCTAGTCGGGGTGCATCGACCGGCGAATCGTGTCTACGATCCAGTCCTCTTCGTCAATCTGCTCCATGTCGTCGTCGGGCGCAATGTCACCCTCGAACTGCGGCCTCCGGCCAGTCATCCGCAGCTTCTTCCGATACGATGAGTTGAGCGACAGCGGGTCCGTCTCCGGCTCGAAGTATTCCAGGCCCGTGCAAAGGTAGCGAACCGCGTCCGCGCCGTCCGAGTTGGCCTTCGACTTGTCGGGCCTGTCGGGCCGCGCGCCCGTGTCGTCCGCAAGATCGTCCGAGGTCGAGCCGCGCTTGTAGGCGTACTCGCTCAGGCAGTCGATTGTCCTCCAAGCGACGTGGCGCTCCAGCAGCTCCGGGTCTGGCGGATGCACCAGCGCGTCGTGAATGACGTGCAGGTGCGGACCGTTGTCGTGCGACGCCAGACGCCGCCGCACGATCTCCAGACCGCGGTCGATGCCCTTGTCGGCGCGCACGCAGATGGCACCGGGCGAGTCGGTCGGCACGCCCAGCGCGTCGTTCCAGGCCAAGATCCAGTCGGGCCGGTTGTGGTCGCAGAACGCCAGAGTCAACGGATACCGCTTGTGCAGCTTCACCAGCCAGTCCGTCCACCAACGCACGTCCTGACGCGAGTGAAAGACCTCCGCGATAATGATGATCTTGCGAGCCTTCGTGTACCCGCCGACCACCAGCACGCCCGAGTTGTCGTAGCCGAAGTCGGCGCCTGCGTAGAACTCGACGATGCCGAGACGCTCGATCTCCGACTTGAGCAGGAAACCGTCCGCGTCGCGCTTCACGCCCATCATCACGTGACGATCCGTGTCGAACTCCGGCCACACCGCACCTTCGGGCGAACACCACTCCGCCAACACGAGCCGCCGCTTGCGAACGCCGCCGATCTTCGACATCCGGTTCGTGTACTTCGCGCCCATCGGCGTCAAGCAGTTGCCCTCGATGTCCCAGTAGGCCGGGTTGTCGTGGATCGTCGCTTGGAGGAACTCCATCTGGCCGGCGGTTCCGCGCTTCAGAATCCAATGGTTCTTAGAATCAGGGTTCGTCGCGAGGATCGTCATGGACATCGGAACCTCCATGCACGGCACCGCGTCGTCGTAGAGCAGCCGGCCAAGCTCGTCGCGCACGAGGCGCCCGTCGGCGTCGTGCCGATAAAGAGCGTAGTTGCGCGCAGCGCGCGAGAACTCTTCCCACGTACCAAGCGACGTTTCGCGCGCCTCCTCGACGAATACAAAGTCCCACTCTGTCGAGTAGAGCCGCGATGGCTCCGAGAGCCCCGAGAGCGTTACCACCCACGCACCGTGCCGGTATTCCGTGCGGTGCTCGTCGGTCGGACCCTCCAACATCGGGTGACCCGCAGGGAGGATCTTGCGAATCGTCACGCACGCTGAACGCGTCAGCGAGTTGTAGGTGTCGCGACAGATCAGGATGCGACCCGGCACGTTCGGATACCTGTGCATCACATAGAGCAGGAAAGTGAGAATCTGCCAGCTCTTTGACGCTCCAGCCATTCCCCAAAACGCCACCTCGTCGGGCGCTTCTTCGGGATGGTCGAGCCAATGCCACAGCTTCGCGAAGGGTCCGCGAACGACCATCTGATGCATCCCGCTACCGTGGGATGTCAATGTCGTCCTCGGGTCCGGGCGGAAGCAGGTCTCTCACCGGCGGCAGATGCCTCGACGCGCGCCGGATCGCCGTCAGCATCGCCTCCGACTCGGCGGGCGTCTCGGGATCGACGACCGGCAGAACGATCGAGGCTACCTGCTCTGGCGCGCGCGGCGAGTTGCTCACCTGCTGAAGCACGACGGTCATCCCCTGCATTTCCGTCTTCTCCTTCTTCGGCTTGACCACTCCGTCGAGACGGTCGAATAGCAGCTTGATCGCCTGAATGTCGCCCTTGCCGTTGAGCGCCATACGGAACAGCTTGACGGCCATCATGTTGGCCAGCTCGGGGTTGTCATCGACGAGGGTTTCGATCGCCTCGGTCAACGGCTTTTTGCGTAGTCCGAACCTCGACTTGTTTCCGGGTTCGAACTTATAGGCCCCCATGCGCTTGACGAACTCAGGGTGCAGCACGCGCCCGTCCGCGGTGAAACGCACCTCGGGCTCGTCGGGGCTCTTCTCGTCGCTCACAGGAACTCCGATCGGATTCCATGTAGTGCCCGCGCACTCATCCGCCGAAACGGCGAGGGCGCGGGCGGGCAAGGGTCATTCCGGGGCACGGTCCCACCGAAGCAGGCACATGGGCGCGCACGAGGCTTCGCGGCAGCGTGCGGCCAGCACCGGAGTCGCGCGAACGTCTCCGGTCTCGCGTGGCATGAAGGCCCCGAACAGGCTCATTGATACGACGCGCCGACCGCCAAGGGAACCCTCACGACCAGCGGACCGCCCGTGGGCGTCAGGACGAACGTGTACTCCAACGTGTACAGCCGACCGTCCGATGCGCTGAACAGCACCAACGGATCGAACTTGTGCAGGAACGTGTGCCCGATCGCCAGACGCGACGCGCCCGTGACAGCCGCAGCCGCCAGAACGATCTCCGATGCGTCGGCGTTCGCGGCCGTGTTGGCCTTTGCGAGCTCCGAATAGAGCACGGTCTCCGGCGAGGCGCTCTGCTCGGAGTAGACCCTGAAGCTCCATGATGCGACCGCGGCCCGGAGCAGCGCCGCGTTCACTTGGTTACGCAGGTACAGATCCACCACGGCGAGCGATCCAGCCACGACGTGAACGGCACGGTGCGAAGGCAGAGCGTCGAGCGTCATCGGGGCACGACCTTGCCGGCGCGGCGGACCATGCGCGCACGCGGACACGGCTGAATGTCGTCCCACGCGCGCACGCGCAGCTCGGCCCCCGGCGTCTTGCCGACGCGCCTGCGCGCCGCAGACTTCGCGTTCTGCTTGCTCGACACCCCAAAGTACGCCTGCGAATGCGACAGGATCTCGCCGTTTCCAGCGATCACGCGATAGCGCCACAGCCCGTCGCGACCCTTGAACACCTCATAGATGGTCATGCGTGAATCCCCCGACCGTTCGCGCCCACGAGCCCCAGCTTGCGAAGCGGAGCCACTCGGCCGCCGCACTTCGGACACCGCGCCACCGGACCCGCGACCCCAGCCAGCCCGGTCCAGTCGCACTCCAAACCCGCGCAAGAAGCACGCACGCCCGTCGCTACCGCCTGCGCGAACGTTGCCAGGTCCAAGTTGATCTTCTGGACAAGCTCCGGACTCATGGCGCCCTGCGCCAACGCAAACTGAATCCGCACCGAAGCCTCCAGCAGCGCGCGAATCATCAGCGATACCGACTCGTGCGCCACACGCAAATGCGCCTCCCCGTCAACCGAGGTCTTCAACTCCAAACCCCACCGCGCACCGTCAGCCTCCAGCTCAGGACCAACCACATCCCAAGCAGCCTCCATCATCGACGAAATCGGGTCTTCCTCGTCGGAACCCTTCACCGGCAGGTCGGCGTCACTCATGCACCCGAGACTGCACGCACCCGGTTACCACGTCAAGGCCCAAGCCCACGACAGGAAGGATTCCGCATTCCAAACCCACCGATTCCGAGAACCCGTCGACGCGTGCCTCGCTTCGCTCAGACGCGTCTTCCCTTCCCTGCCGCCCTCCACCCTGGCACATTCAGACGCATCGCGCAACGTCCACAAATCCACTCCGCACACGAACCAGGCATGGGAACCCAAAAGGAGGCTCCAAACGAGGAAGGGGTCCTGGAGGAAGGGCGGGGGGGGGAG